ATGACCGAAACGCCTTTCTGGCAGCGTAAAACCCTGGATGAGATGAGCGACGCCGAGTGGGAATCCCTCTGCGACGGGTGCGGTCAGTGCTGCCTGCATAAGCTGATGGACGAAGACACCGATGAAATCTACTTCACCAACGTCGCCTGCCGTCAGCTGAACATCAAAACCTGCCAGTGCCGCAACTATGAGCGCCGCTTCGAGTATGAGCCGGACTGCATCAAGCTGACGCGCGATAATCTGCCGACCTTTGAATGGCTGCCGCCGACTTGCGCATATCGTCTGCTGGCCGAAGGCAAAGACCTGCCGCTGTGGCACCCGCTGCGCGTCGGCTCCAAAGCTGCCATGCATGCCGAACGTATTTCGGTGCGCCATATTGCCGTGAAAGAATCCGTCGTTCGCGACTGGCAAGACCACATTTTAAATAAACCGGATTGGGCAGAGTGAAGTGTTGATATGAAAGGGATTTCTTACTGCTGATTTACCGCCTGGGGCATCTGTGGGGCATTTCCTCCAAAATTAGCGTTGAGTATGCTCATCTGATCTACGTTGTTATCGCTCATCCATTTCCCGTAAACGCTGTAAACCATCTGTGCTGAATTGTGCCCCATCTGCGAAGCAATAAAGTTAGGGTTTGCGCCGGCGCTTAATGCCCAGCAAGCGTATGTGTGTCGAGATTCATATGCCTTCCTGTGCTTTATCTTCGCTCGCTTCAGTATCTCATTCCATGTAGACCCGAAAGATCCCGGAGCATACCAGTCGCCACCCATCCCGTTTCTTGCCGTTAGCCGCGGTACAAAAACGAATGTGCACTGGTCTGTTCTGGTTCTTCCAAATTCCCTCAGATGAACTTCAATATCGTGCTGCTTGCCCATCCTGGTGTAAGCTATTTGACTCTTCAGGGCCTCAATCGCTGGGTGGGTCAGGTTTATCACCCTATGGCTCGACTCAGTTTTAGGTGGCGTAAACTGCTCCTTTATAGCGAGGTTCCTCGACACCGTTACCGTCCAGTTCACCATGTCGATATCCTCCCAGGCCAGCGCACATATTTCCCCGTGCCGCATGCCGGTATTGATTGCCAGAATCCACAAATTCTTTATCTGCTCAGAAGGGCAGGCATTCAGGAACCGAGCATACTCATCCTTCGTAAGTGGCTCAGGTTCTGACCGGCTCTTCCTTAACGGGTCTACACCATACATCGGAGACCTTTCTATATATCCGTTGACCTCAGCAAACTTCATCATGCTGCCAAGCACTGACATATAGACGTTCACAGTCCTGACGCTCCTTCCCTTTTTCAGCATCCGAGAAACCTGATGCGACCCGTTTATCTGATTCCCCGTCAGCAACTCCTTCCTTAGCCTCAGCATGTCTTCATTGTTTAGACTGGATATTGAACGGGATGGCCCGAGAATATCTGTCACGACAGTGATGTAGGAAACATATCTGAGGTGCGCGTTGCGTGTAATCTCCATCCTCTTAAGTTCAAGCCAGCTCTGGCCTAGCTCACCAAGCGTCACGCCTTGCCTTACAAAGCCGAATCGCTTGAGGTTTGGCGACGATGGGAAGCGTGCTGCATAGTTGAACGCGCCGGTCTTTATCTCATAGCCGATTGAGGTCCTTAACTCTCCGGCCATTTTCCTGTTTTTCGGTGTATCAGGGACGCCGAGGTTTTCCCTTACCCTAGCTCCCTTATAGATGAACCATATCCGCAGTGTTCCGCCGTGATTCTCCACTCCTGTTGGATACTTGGTCATAACGATTCCTCGTCAATTAATAGGGAAGGGTATTTAAGCAGATTTCTGGCGGGGAATCGCTGGACGTTGACGCTCAACCCACGCATCGACTTCGTGCCGGTTGTAGAGGATAGGGGAGTTATCCTTCGGCTGGCAGTCACCGGAGTAGTGCCGGTACTCCTTTCCCTCCATCCATGACTTCTCTCGCGCTGACTTAATGGCATTTTTCGTCAGTCCGGTGATCGCCATCAGCACTTCTTCAGATACCCATTTGTTGGGGACAAGCTGAATCACTTCATTCATTCGATTATCTCCAGGCGTAAAAAAGCCGCCATGAGGCGGCCTGTTCGATGCAGTACTTCTGCGTTGGCTTATTAATCCTCTTCATCGCAATCATCAAGTGAATATCCTTTCAGTTCTTTGCAGAGGCGATTTTCCATTTCTTGATGATTTTCCCTCTGCTCGCCGCTGATAAAGTTGTCGATAACCAACCCCGATGAATACGTTCTGTCCCCAAAGAACCATCCGCCCTCATCGTAAAATTCATGGAAAAACTTCAGTTCAGGGAACCAGCTAACCAATTCGTTGATAATTGGCTCTGGAAGCGACCATGCCGTATCAAACTTGATGACCAGCTTTTCGTCACTGCGCTCCACGATTTCCATATCGTAGGCATTCCAATTTGTGCCCCATCGCGCCGTGTTGAACTTGTGCCAGTTGCGCCCGGTCTTTTCTTCTCGGCTTCCAACCGTAAGTTCATCGCCATTAAAAATGAAGGCTGGGGCGGGGATAATCAGGTTGAAGTCGAAAACATAATAGGGTTCAGACGCTTCACACTCAGCGATGCGCTTTGCCCAATTCAGGCGCTCTAACGAATCTATAGATGAATCAGAAGCACGTTCGCGCCAGAAATCAGGAATCTCGCATTTTTCTTTTCGGAAGCAACCAGCAAATAGCTCTGCAATTGACTGCGAGTCACCTGTAATTGTCAGACGGTTTGTTACATGATTTGCCATAACTTACTCCATTAAAAAAACCGCACTCGGCGGGTCATGGTGTTAACTCAAAATTGTCATCCCACGGTGGGAATGTGCTCATCCTTCCATGCGACATGATGTACTCAGTCGCGGTCGACATCGAACTTGGCTTCTCGAACTCCAGCATAAACACATTGTCGTAAGCCTTCCCCAGCCACCACCCGCCGCCATATTCGCGTGCACGCTGAATCAGCACCCATCTACCTGGCGTGATGCGGTGATGTATCTCGCCGCGATAGATAATCAGATAATCCGAGTCTTTGCTCATGACGCACCCCAAAATAACTGTATTTATATACAGTAAATTGAGGTTGGCGGGCTGTCAATTCGTGGCCTTACCTCTTTTCTTTAAGTGTCCATTTAACTGGCTTGCTGGTATTTTCCTGCCCCTTCTCGAAAGCAGATTTTGCATCGTTGTAACCACACGGAACGCAAACATAATCTCCAGACCAGCCACGCATTGTTGTCTCTTTGGAAATTGCAGTAGAACCACATTTTGGACAAATCATATTAATGAACCCCTCGCTGTTTGAGAGGGTATGATAAACAGTGGGAAGGTCACTTATGCAGCAGAGAATTGAAAAGGTTGTGTAAGAGATGCTTTGCGCTCTGCTGCTGATTTAGGCATCACCCCTCCTTGCCCGGCGCTGCGGCGAGCATTGCCTTGTAGGTGTCTCGTTCAACGGTGTCCATGCTCATTACTTCGCAGTCCATTGCGGCCTGGATCATTTCCTGAGTTGGCTCTTCAGGAACCAGCTTCCAGCCCTGCGGGGACGCTGGCTCTCTCTGACGCCCCTGATTATCCGAAGGCGCAAGCGGAGCGTTTCGAAGGGCTCCCGCCAGCATCTCTACAGATAGCGGTTGTTTTCCCGGCGCTGCTAGCATGGCGGCGCAGCAGGCTTTCCAAGTTATCTCGGCAACTTCACGGAATTCAGGGCGGCACAACGTGAGTTGGATTTCGCATCGGCGCGACCATTCATCAAAGGTTTCAGCAGGCACAACCGGCGCGGGCGGTGATTCGTAAAGCACCCTGCATAATGCGCCGCGTGCCTTTTCTCTTTCGAATGCCTGTTTTGAGCACTGAATCCACGTATTGCCGCCAGCGTTGACCTCTCGCCTGATGTGCGCTTCATGCTCAACAGGCTCCTCCCGCTCCCGCAGCGCCAGCAGAGCTACGCGCGCGATTGCTAACTCAGTCTCAAGCTCCTGCCTGACTGAATCAAACGCGCTCTGTTTAACCGAAAACTCAAGCTGCTTCACTTTCTCTGCGCACGCTGCCGCCAGCGCCTCAACTCGGTCTTCACTTCTTTTGCTCACGCTTCACCCCCTGCTACCATCCCGAAAACATCCCAAAAGTCGCTGCCGTTTTCGCAACGGCAAGCCCCGCGATAAATCCGATTAATAGTCCGCACTGAAGTCGAGACACTACTCACCCCCTGTCTCTTTTGTCTTACGCTCAACCTCACGAACAGCAAACGAAAGGTCGTTCAGCAAGATAACGGCGGCCATGATGTTGCTGTGAAGCTGCTCTTCAATGCGATTTAGCAGTATGTGCTGGTCAGGATGCCGCTCCTCAAATCTCGCGAGCTCAATCTGCCAGAGGTTAGCCGCCTCTAAAGTTTTGTTTGTCGCCACTACTCACCCCCTGTCTCAAGATTGATGCCCGCCCGGTCGCACGCTTCGTGCAGCGCTTTATACCACTGCTCATCGCGCTGTTGGACAGCTACTGCGGCGTAGTCATGGCAGAGGCGCGGCGGAATGATTACCTCAAGCGTGCGCGCCTCCAGTTCAGCGATTCGCTTCTCTGCGGCTTCCAGCGCATCTTTCAGCGCTTCATAATCGCTGTAAAAAACAAATTCCCCTTCCGGGTCGTTGTAGCAAATATCCTGACGTCCATAGCCGTCTACAGAATGTCGCGGCACCGCTTTCAGTTTTGCTGTGTTCATGCGGCACCGCCTTGACGCAGTTGGGCAGCGAACTCACGGACACTGGTTTCACTTGCGCTTATCCCCAGGCCAGAAAGATGATCCGCCAGCATTTCAACCCCCTGCGCCCGCTGCTCTGCGATGAAGGCGTCGGTGGCCGGGGTTCGTTTTATTTTGAGAATTTCAAAGGCTTCGACCATTGCCAGCTCAGGCATGCCTTCATCCATCAATTGCTCTGCCTTTTCGATAGCTTCAAACATCGAGACGCTATGCGGATTTGGGCACTGATTTTTCAGCATCGCATTCTCAGCCGCCAGTTCCTCACTGAGCTGAGCGGCTGCTTTGAGCCCCGACACATGACCGGCGACGGCCTCGGCAAGCGTAAAGTTGCCGCCATCAACCCAGCCAACGGCCTGGGCTACCTGCTCGCACTGCTTCGTCTTTTCGCGCAGCGCCAGAGTGGTAACTTCGAGCTTATCCACCAGGCGGACAATCATCTTCGCGATATCCAGCAGCGGCTCGTTGTCGAGGCACTTCGCCAGCTCGTGACCAGCTGCGATTAATTCGTCGTTGTTCATTTCTTCGCTCCAAACCAGCGATTCAGGTAGCGGTTGTTATTCACAGAGCCGAAGCTGTTGCGCTTCATAAGCTCTTCGCGGCTCGGCATCGGCTGATATTTGACGCGAGCGGCCAGCTCGCTTTGTGTGATAAGCGGGTCATGTGTAATCATGGATTTTTCCTCGCGCCGTCCGTGGCGCCGCGACGCAGGCTGATATGCTCGCGCTTTGCCATCTGGCGGATAGATTCGTATGAGCGGTTTAACTGGCGGGCGATGACTTTAGGGTGGGCTGTGCCAGCCAGTGATTTAATGAGGTTTAACTCTTTGGTAGTCCAGTTGCGGCCCAGCGTCTGCTGATTGCCACGACGTTTTTTGAATGGTTCTGCTGGCATCTCACCTCCATTGTTCGCCGAAGGTAAAGCCAATTTCTGCCAGCGCCATGTCCATTTTTTCGATGAACTCTGGCACCGCTTCCGTGAAGTCTTCCATGTACTTTTCATCACGCTCGACAACGACATGATGAAGTCCTTCTCGCTTCATGCGCGGGTCATAATTCGAAAAGTACCAGGCATCCTTGCCGGTTACCCACATGCTGAACTGCACCTGAGCCATGTAGGCCGACTTAATGGCTTCAAATCCGCCGAGGCGGAATTTCATGAAGTCGCGAGAAGTGAAAGGGCACTTAAGCTCAAGCCCCCGGCCATCACTGCAAAGCCCGTCCGGTGAGCATGCAGTGCGCATGGTTTCGTCTTTGTAGATAATCGGCGACTCGGTTACCTGAACGCCGACAGTGAATTCAAACAGGGCTCTTGCGTCATCCTCGCATTGCTTGCCCCATGCCAGAGCCCTGGCGTTAACTTCAGGAGCTACGCCGGTACACACCTCAGCGAGAAGGGTGTGGAAGTAAGACATCTTCATGTCCGGCCATTTTTTACCTGATCGTGGCTTTGATATGACGTTATGAACATCTGATGCGGTGATAACTCCAAGGCGCAGCCTCTGCCACGCCTCATCTCCCTGTTCAACCGTGAGCACATCTATCCCTGCGCGCTCAAGGATGAGTTCTGGAGTCATGCTGCCGCCTTTTGCCTGAGGAATCCGAGCGCCTTAACGGCTTCGATTTGGGTAAGTTCAGAGGAATCGCGAATTTCGCGGCGGAATATTTTCGAACAAAGAGGCAGCAGGTCGTCATCCCACGTTTTATTCATGGCGATGAGTACATCGTTAATTTCTTTGATGGTGGCAATATCTGCCGGGGTGATGTCGCGCTCAGGCTGCCTTTCAGCGGCGAAGTTAATACCTTCCTCTCCCTCGGTATTAACATAGTCAATTGCTGCATCGAGTCGCTCACGGCGCGGCCAGTATTTGGCAGCTTGCTTCACGACCGTCTTGAGCATCATCTGCTCTTCATCGGTTACCCACGGGCATTTTTTGCTGTTGTCAGTTTTGTACTTCTTCCATGCTTCAGACCGGTCACGTATTGAATAAATGTCTTCAATGCGCATGGTGTGCGTCAGATAGTCTCCATCGTCCGTTTTCACAACAACATAAGCGCCGACAACCTCTCCTCGCTGCTCTTTGGTGTCAAACTCGCTATAGATGTGAACCGGAGGTTTATCGAGACCCTCGCGACGGAATTGGTCGTTTTTACGGACGATTGCCGACTGGCACCACTTAATTGCCCCTGATTGCTGGGCAATATGCATCAGCCCCATGTAGCTTATATCGAGGCAAATGGCTCCTTTTCGTGGAACCAGATAGGCCAGCTTCTGCGCCGGGTTCAGCGTGATGCCAATCGCCGCAACGTTCATGATCGCGCTGCGGGTACTGGTCGTGTTATTCATTGCAGTCTTGGCGAGATAGTCGTTATTGGCGAATATCTGCATCGCGAACTCTGACTCACGCTTGAAGTTTATTGAAGGTTCAGCACATACCTGTTCGAACTCAACCTTCAGTGGATTTATAAGCTCGTATACCTGATTAACAACCGGGCTTGCCATTACGCTGCCTCCCTGTGTGAATGCCGCTGCTTAAAGATGCCGATCGCGTACTCAGCGGTAACGCGCTCGGTAAGCGCATCAATCCACCAACCTTCAGACGCGTCCTGAAACGCGATGCTGTGGCCTTCGAGGTAGCCGATAGCGTCATTGGTATGCTCATCTGCATCCGTGGCCGCCAGAGCCGAGATAAACGGGTTGGCTTTCTTCGCCAGTCGCTCAACTTCATCGCTGATGCGCTCGTTATCCGTTGCGTCCAGCGCGGCGATAATCTGCTCAATTTCTTTAACATCTGTCAGGCTCAGTCTCATTGCTTCTGCTCCTGTGGTTTCGGTTGCTGTTTCATCAAATCTTTCATCAAGCGGATGAATGCATCATCCGACCATTCTCTAACGGGAGTTGTCATTGCGGCCTCCGGTACCAAGGCATGCTCACTGCCTGTTTCATCTGCTTATTGGCCTGTAGCCACATCCCGGCGTCACCGAGGAAGCGGGCAATAACCGCCTTGCTCTGCGCGGCCATAAGGGCCTGATGGTTTACTGTTTGATTGCTGTACATGTCAGCTCCTTAAGCGTTTTGCAGATACCGCGCATGCGGCGAGTGATGAGGTCGAGTAGCGATTCAGAGCAGCCCACAACAGGCCACCCTGCAAAAGCGAACTGTTGCATGGTGTTATCCTTGGTTAATTGGCATAGCGAAAACGCCTCGAATGAAGCGCTGTTGATATGCGGAAATGAAAAAGCCGCGCTCAGGCGGCATACTTATGCGTTCTGATAATCCTGAAAACCGGATTTTTAGTAATAGGCAAGTCAATAGAAAGCCGACACTCGACAAACAATTTATTGGCTAATTTCACCGGTAGGCCCAACTCTAACAATTGACTAACACTCACACCGGAAGACCTCTCAGCCAACTTCAATATTCTCTTTTCTAATTCCGACATATTTCCTCCAGGCGAAAAAAAAAGCCCTCCGGAGAGGGCGAACAGACAACAAGGGTTATTTCTCCATTTAACCAGGACAGTTATCTTCTCTCCTGTCTTGGTTATGATGCGGTTTGCATCAGATAACCGACTCTATGAATCGGCTATCGGCTGCTATTGGTATTAATCTTCGTCGTCGTCATCCAGGTTAACGCATTTAACCCAGACACCGATTGTTTTCCTGGCGCACCAATCATCAGCCGCTTGATAGCTATCAAAGACTAGGTTTTCGTCAAATTCGTCTTTTGCTATTTCAACACCTTCAGGATCATCAACATTAATTAACACTATTATCTTCATTCACTCCTCCTCGCCGATGGCTTTAGCTCGCACGCCGTGATTTTCTTGTTTCGTTTTGCCATGCAGAGGCCGCTGCCACTGCGTCTTCACCATCGAAAACCTGATTATTCGGGTCGTTTTTAGCTATGACCTTCGGGCGCTTTTCGTCGATAGCCTGAAACACCCAGCTTGTTTCGCTCTCCTTGAGCACAATCCCTGAAATTAACCATCCATTTGATTTTGCGTGTACAGCCATATCTCACCTCAGATAAGTGGCTTGCTGCCAAAAAGAAAGGCCGACTATGCGGCCAGGGAGTAATCAGAACGTGAAAGATTTTCTTTTTTCACCATCTCAAACCTTTTTCCGAGGAAGTCGCAACGATCCTCAATTGTCAGCTCCCAAACAGGGATTAAAACTTTCTGGCAAAACAATCCTGTATCCATGGCATCCTGCGCTTCGGCAAAATACATGAAAGAGCCAGCTAAATCGTTTTGCACCCGGCTAACCTGATCGGCCGTGCGGTAACAAACTTTGTAATACGGAGCCATAACTTTTCCCATATATCACCTCAGTCGTAATAAGCAGGAATCGATTTACCGCGCATTTTCTGGTGCGCGTTAATCAAGTGGGTAGGGTGGTTTACCGGCTTGCGGTTGGCCGGGTTACGCTTGCGTTCGGTTACTTCCGGCTCATGGTAATCGCGGAGAGCTACGAGCGAAGTGGCTCGGTCTGCTCTGACGCAACCAGAGAGCTTCTGTTCGATTCGGCGAGCAAGAGAAGCGTCTTGCTGTGCCTGTTCACGTTGAGCCTGTCTGCGAGCTCTGCGGCGGTTTCTGGCGTTATCGTCAGCCAGGATAGTGATGACTACTGTCATGTTGACCTCCGATGGTTAGCTTTGGCGATTGGATGGCCGGTGCTGATCTCCGGCTTGCAGTGATGTGGCGGCAATTTCCACATCGCGCGGTAAGCGCTGCCTAGCACCTGCGCATCAGCCTGCGCATTCATCCAATCCCAAAGCCAACCTCCCGGCTAACCGGGAGTTGTTGCTACTTGATGTTTTTATTGAGAATTCGGTAGACAGACTGCTTTATCTGCCCCATTTCAAGCAGGCTATCGAGCATCAGGCGCTTTTCTTGTGCGGTCTTGCAGTTTGCTTCGATGAATAATGCTGCGGTCATTGCGTTCATGATTTACTCCTCTTGTGAAATTGACTTTGGAGGTGTGCCCACCGGCGCTCTATCCGGCATTCCCGTCTCGGCTTAGCCCAACGTTGAGCAAAGACACACCCCAAAGCCAACTTCTCTTTGGGCCCCGCATTTCGGCGGGACAATCCGTATTTTTAAAGAGCCTGCCACTCAGTTCCTTGTGGCGTTTCAGCGTCCTGCTGATGTGACTAAGAATACTTGGAGTATTTTTATCTGTAAATACCCAGAGTATTTATTTTGGTTAATATAATCGCAAAGTATTGAATATTCAGGGTATTTATTTTTCGCGCGAATGGTTGATGTGCTTAGAAGGAGGGCTTTTGATGATTTATGTGTGCCCGGTCACATTCCCGGGCTTTGAGATGGGCTTAATCAGCGAAAGTTAATACGAAAATCAGCTTAAAAACATCTGCGATGATGGTGATCGCAAACGCAGCTGCGAAGAGTGCCCAGGCGGTTGTAATGTAGCTTTCCCCGGTATAGTCATACCCGAGAGATGAATATGGCGTAAAGGTGGCACCCTGATAGAGCATGTAGATGCATGACAAGTTTAAAACCAATCCGACGATCACTTGTAGGGCCGTGATCAAGAGGATTATGAATCTCGCTGGCCTATGCTTCCATGCTTGAGTAATCTTCTCAGAGAGCCCTGCTGTGACTTTCTTGTTGATAAATCCATATAAAACCGAGAGAGCCATCATCCCAAAAAAGCTGCCAATAGCGTAACTAAGCATCTTGCTTTACCTACCTTTTAGATCAGCCTCAACTTTGTTTCTATGGCAACGCCGATAACCCGGCAATTTCCATTCACTGGCACAAGGGGCCATGCGGGGTTTAATCCTTTAAGATACCTTTGGCCGCCATCAATGATCAGTTTCTTGAAGGTGGCCTCGTTGGAATCAGATAGCTTAGCTATCACCAGGCTGCCGTTGATAGGCTCTCTACCAGTATCAAAAAGAACGAAAGTTCCCTCGGGTATGCTCAACCCAACCGGCGCAGTCATGGAATCACCTTCAACCTTTAACCAGAAAGCATCCCCCTGAATGTGAGCATCGGAATCGAGCCAGAGGTCGATATCCTTCAAGGTATAGGGCTCACATGCTTCACTCCATGCGCCAGCTTGAACGCTACTTAACACGGGGTACCTCTTCCCGGGTCTGTACTCTCCAATGTACTTAACATTCGATTCACCATTTAGACTGGCCGCCTGTTCAGCAACTTTTGCAGCTATCGACGGACTGAAGTCAGAGATAGAGACCTGAAGCAGTCTGGCAAAACCAGATGCCACCTCAACATTCAGGGCGTTCCTTCCGTTTAGGTAATGCCCCACAGCGCCTTGAGTAATACCAAGATCATCAGCGATTGTATATTGAGTGACGCCCAATTCTTTCTTTTTCGACTCATACAAAGCCTTCAGGCGCTTAGCATCCTCAAGCTGTTCTGTCGTCAGGGATTTTTTTGTTTCCATAACCGGCATTGTAATACCAGCAATATTCATATTAAAAATACCTGCCATATTGATTGTAATGAATACCTGTAGTATTCTTATTGCATGGTAACAAACGGAGAGTGCCTATGACTCGAATGACACTTGCCGATTACGCAAAGAAATATGGCCAAGCGAAGGCCGCAAACGACTTCGGCGTAATTCAGTGTGCAATCAGTAAAGCCATCCGCGCTGGCCGTAACATCATCGTTACTGTCAAAGCTGATGGCAGCGTTGTGGGAGAGGAGGTTAGACCTTTCCCGAGCCATAAAAAACAAGACTAAGCAGTACCGCTCTTTAACAAATCTGGTCGTCATTCCCGCCGAAATGCGGGGATAACTTTAAGTGTCAGGCCACAGGGTCTGCGCACGTATGTATCTAAACAACAAAGGAAGAATACCGAATGGAACTTACAAGCACACGCAAGAGAGCCAACGCAATTACCAGCAACATTTTCAACCGCATTGCTATTCGCGGTCAGAGAAATATCGCATCGCAGCTGGGCGTTGATGAGTCGCAAATTACCCGTTGGAAATCCAGCATGATCCCTAAGATGTCGATGCTGTTGGCAATTCTGGAATGGGGAGTTGAAGACGAGGAATTATCGAACCTTGCAAAGCAGGTAGCACTGATTCTCACAAAAGATAAAGCCCCAAGCGCTGGAACGCTTGAGGCTTAGCAAACTGTGTTACGCCAACACAATCAACAGGAGACATTTTAATGCGAAAACGCAGGAAGTACCAGGAAAAAGAAGAGATTCGGCACCCTGAATCACCTGACGGGTTGGTTGTAGCGGCAGCCAATAACAGATCGTTCGCTGAACGGTTCATTGGTGTTTATCGACTGGCTAAGGCAGGAGTGAAGAATGGGCGTCGTTAGAAATTTATCGGACTACAGGCCGTCTCAGGAGGCCGTGGAGCGTAAAGTGGCGAGTCTTGACGATGGTTTTATGCGAATCGCTACCAGCATCGGAAAGCTAAAGCCCAGACTGAAACTCGCAGGTCGTGAACATCAGGTTTTTGACGCTGTTATTTATTGCACCTTCGGCTGGAACAAGTCAGAGGACAAGGTAACGAACACATACCTGGCAGATGTCACTGGTCTCGATGATTCGGATGTGGCAGCTGCTCTGAATGTTCTGGCCGAGCGGAAGATAATTAACTTACGGAAAGTCGGCGGTTTCAAACTGGTTAGCGTCAACGTGATGATTGACCAGTGGGTGCTAAATAAGACACCAAAAACACCACCAAAAATGTTGGGCGAAACCACCCAACAAGTTGGGCGAAAAAAGGTTTCAAGTTGGGCGAAAGTACCCGACACCCTAAACAGTCTTACCAAAGACAATTTAAAAGATACCCAAACCCACGAAGTGGGCTTGTCGGATGTTGTTTCTGAAAAGCCATTAACACCTCGCCAGCTCGGAACAAACCCGAGAGCTACCGGTACCAATCCTCGCTCCAAGCTTCCGGCATTTGACCGTGAGCGACTGAAAGAAACCTGGAACTGCAAAGCCGAAAGATTCGGACTGCCTAAAATCCGCAGCGTCACCACGACGGTGGAGAACGGTATCAAGCGCCTCTGGGTTTCATACCTGAAGCAGTGCAAGGAGCTGAAGCGGGAACCCAAGGATATCGATTCACTGCTGAACGGTTATCTGGAGCACGGCTACCAGCCGACGCCGTGGGCGATGGGGCAGAACCCGGAAGGCAAGCGCTACGGAATTGAGACCGCGCTTCGCCAGGAAAAAATCGACCAGATTTTAGGAGCTGATAGCTGATGGACAGTTACGATTTTGAGTATCAGCTGGTCGGCTCGATGCTCGTGAAAGGCGACCACATCGATTGCCGTGAAGTGGCCGGAAAGCTCCCCGCAGAAGCATTTGAAAATTTCCACCTCCGCACCATGTACCAGTCAATCGTCACCCTCCTGACCAAAGCCGAGCCGGTGGACATGTTCACTGTTCAGGCTGCCGTTCCTGATGGCACGAAAGACCTGGTGATTGAGGTCGGGGCCAGGTGCGTTACGGCCGCCAATATCCGTGGATGGGCTAAGCGTGTTCGCCAGTGTTGGATGCTGCGGCGTGGAATTGCCGAGCTTAACCGGGCGGCGAGCATTCTTGCATCGGCTGGCACGCACGATATCAACGACCGGATTGGCGAGGTGGGAAGCATCCTGTCAAAGCTTCAGTTTGAAACTAACGACAAACTCCCACGCCGCATTGCTGACCTCCTGGAAGACTACATGGACGTGCTTGATAGTCGCATGCAGGGTGAAGAATCCGGCCTGTATCTCAAGACCGGAATTCAGGCGCTGGATGACGAGTATGGCGGCTTCGACCGCACCGACCTGATAGTCATCGCCGGGCGACCCGGAATGGGTAAGACCGAGCTCGCCATCAACATCGCGAACTCAATCGGCAGGCAGAAGGGTAAGGGTCTGTTTGTCTCTCTGGAAATGTCCGACATGCAGGTCGTCGAGCGACACGTTGCCGACCGTGCTGGCCTGTCAGTAGGCGCGCTTCGTAACCCGCTGAACATGATTCAGGAGCAGTACACCCGCCTGACGACCGCAACGGGTACGCTGATGGACGAAAACAACTACGTTATCGACGGATCGTTCACCGTAGACGACTGCATAGCCCACGCCGAACGACTGAACTCTGACGGCGGCCTGAGCTTCCTCGCTATCGACTATCTCGGGCTCCTTGAGAAACCGAAAGCAGAGCGCAACGACATCGCCATCGCCGAAATCACCCGCAAGCTGAAGCAGTTTTGCCTGCGCAACAAGGTGCCGGTGATTCTTCTGTCGCAACTTAACCGCGGAGTTGAGGGAAGGGCAGATAAGCGGCCGACGCTTGGAGACCTCAAAGACTCCGGCGCAATTGAGCAGGATGCTGATGTGATTATCTTCCCGTACCGCGACGAGGTGTATCACGAGAACAGCGACATGAAGGGAATCGCCGAAATCATTATCGGCAAATACCGCTCAGGCGAGCCAAAGACATTCTACATGGGCTGGAAAAACGGTCACTTCGTCAACATCGACCAGCAGGAAGCGGCGATGCAGTACGCCCGCAACGAGAAACAGTCCTCCCAATCTAACGACTGGCGCTAAGCCAACCGAACATCACAAGGATTAACCATGATCACTATTAGCAATGAGCGTTTAGAGTCGCTTCAACGTCAATTCAAGGAAGAAGGTTTCAACGACATCAGGGATTCAGAGGTTATGCAGTTGGTAGAGGAAAATCTGGCGCTGCGCAAAGAGCGGGAGCGGGCGGTGCCTGTGGCGTGGCTGGCGGCATATCACGGCGAGGTTTGCGACGACATCACAGGCCGGACTCGTTCAGCACTAGATGCCTACGCAGATAAATACGGCTGGGAACCGGCGCTGACCGAAATTACGCCACTCTACACCGCACCGCCCGCGCCTAGTGCTGATGACGACTCTCTGCCGTATGACCCACAGATTGCTGAGTATGAGCAAATGATGGAAGCCGAGCAGGCACAAGCCGACACCACCTCGCAGCAGTTCGAATCGCTGGCAGGTAAGGCGGTTGGCGGCAGTGATGGTTTCGAGTGTACGCCGGTAGCAGACCTGTATGAGCTCCTGACCAAGTGTGGCGAGTGTTACGACTACACAACCTCGGCAAAAGTCGCCGCTGACTGGATTAAAGATGGTTATTCGGCACGGGAATACGTGAAGCTTGACCGCCTGCAGGAAGCTCTCGTTTTTGCGGCACCTGAGCCATGCAAATAACCCTCGACGACATCCAGGTAATATCAGCTTACATCGGCACCCCTCGCTTCATCGACATCGAAACACTCACTAAACAATATCTCAATTCCAGCCAGCTAATAGCCCTTGAGGCCATTAGTCGCGCGAGGTATTGAGCGGAGGATCGTCATGATAACCAAATTGCAAATAATGAAATGGTTCGAAATGAACCGGAAAGGCACCGTTAAGCAACTCGTCGAGGAACTTGGCGGCAAGGGCGAGCGCGTAGCTACGGTCATCTGCGGCCTGGTGAAAGAGGGTGTGTTGACTCGCTCCGCAAGCACCGGCATGGGTACTCGCTGCCGCATGTATGAGCTGAGCGAAGGTAAAACGAATCGCCAGCGCATCCGAGAATACGTCACCGAGCATGGGCCAGTATCGTCTCGCCAGGTATCAGATGGTACCGGCTTAGACATGGGCGCAGTCCAGCGCATTCTTCGCGATGAACACGATGCAGGGCGCATTGAGCGATACCACTCAGAGAAATGCAGCGAGCACCAGGGCTCATTCCTGTATGTCGCAGCGCATGAGTTATGTCAGTTCGGATGTTCAAATCCGATGACTGCGTTCATCAATCAGCAGCTGCGCGCGGTACGGCAGGAGATGCGGGTATGAGCATCATAATTCTGGTCTTCATCGGGATGTGCTTCATGTTCGCGGCCATCGTTAAGCAGGACGGCCTGATGTTCACTGACGCGCTGATACTGCTGTGCAGTGGATTAGTATTGGCTAAAGAGGAGAAGCGCCGTGGATAAGAGCAGAGAGCAGTTTGACCAATGGCTGAAACAGCAAGGTTTGAAGCCGGTAGCATGGATTAAGGATGAATACTGGAAGGTATGGAAGGCATCCCGCGCAGCGGTGGAGATTGAATTGCCTAAATACCACGAATACACAAACCAGGACACGACAAGAGCGCAGGCTGAGAAGTCAGCGTACAACTCCGGCGTTTACGATAGCGCTGAATCTATCAGGGCCGCCGGTCTCAAGGTTAAGGGGGAGTGATGAGCGCATCGGTTTTTGTTGTAAGCATCCCAGGCTTTGAGGGTGAAATGGAAGCAGTGGCTGCATTCACCACATACAACAAAGCGAACAAATATCTGAATAAAAACGGAATAACTTCATGGGCAATTGAAGAGCTCAAACTTGACGAGGAATGCCATGAAACAAACGATATTTCTCAGGGGTAAGTTGCAACAGCAGGAAGCAATAAACTCCATTCTCGCATCACCTCTCGACACCGACCGCCCGGTTACAATCAGAATCACCGACTACAAGCGCAATCTTGACCAGAACGCGAAATTCCACGCGCTCCTGGCAGATATCGCCGCGCAGGTTCAGTGGTGCGGAAAGTGGCTGCGACCAGAGCAATGGAAGGTGTTGCTGATTAGCGGCCACGCGGTGGCGACAAAGCAAGAGGCGGAGGTTGTTCCCGGTCTTGAGGGTGAATATGTAAACATCCGCGAGAGCAGCGCTGAGATGAGCGTTAAGCGCATGTCCAGCCTCATCGAGTACACGATGGCGTGGGCTACCGGTCAGGGCGTCAGATTCACTGACAGGAGGTATATGTGAGACGACAGCGACGAAGTATTACCGACATAGTCTGCGAAAACTGCATCTACCGCGTTACCCACCGAAAGAAACGAAAGCCAGAAGTATCCCCGTCCGACATAAAAACCTTCGCGTATACCTCCCACCTTCACGATGTGATGTGGGAGCGCCTGCGCGCCAGGAGGAAACATGACAGCTGAATACGAGTACGCAGAGCGTTTCGCCGATTTGATGGAAGACATGCAGGGCGATGGCGTGGATGCCATGAACATCCTGATGAATTACCTCATGGGCTTCGTCGAGCATGCGACAGAAGGTGACAAGGATAAAGGGCTCATCTGGCAACTGGAAGACAAAGAGCTGGTTATCACCATTGAGCCAGTAGACGGCACAAACACAGCGAGGCTGCACTGATGGACTATTCAAAATTAAGTGATTTCGAAATTAATAAACGTGTTGCCATCTGCATTCATCCAGAAATAAGAGATTGGAACTGTTATGACGTATCTGGAAGGGCTTGTTTCGTAATAAACGAAAACACACCAAAGCGGGTGCAGTTTGGATTTTCATTCACAACCAACCCCGCCGACGCATGGCCGATTATTGAGAAAAATAAAATCACTTTGATTTATGAGGACGGTTGTGACCCATGCGCCCTTAGCGGCGTAAAAACAGGCCAGTGTTTCGAAGTGGAATTCAAGCATTGGGCGCAAGGTGGCAATGCGCTTAGAAATGCCATGATTGTCTTCCTCATGATGCAGGAAAGCCAAAATGCTTAACCCCATCCAAACCCAAACCTACGAGCAGCAGAGCATAGCCAGAGCTCTCTGCGCAGGATGCAGCAAGCGGCTGGAGCCGGATGAGGTATATGCATGCGGCGAGTGCATCAACGAGTGGCTGGTATATCGAGACCCGAATCATTTTGTGGCGGAGGATGAAAATGATGAAAGCTCATCGTCGGCGCTGTAAAAACGAAGAGTGCAGAGAGTGGAGGGTAACGGTGCGATGAACGAATACCGAATAGTCCTGCCCTGGCCGCCTTCCAATAATCGGTACTGGCGACACTCAAGAGGAATCCACTACATCAGCGATTGGGGTAAGCGATACCGACGAGAAGTAATCGAAATCATTCAGCAGCACAAGTTAGACATCAAAATCCAACCCCGCATCAGAATCACCATCCACGCAGCACCCCCCGATAACCGCAAACGCGATTTGGACAATCTACCCAAAGCCGTTTTTGACGCACTCACCAGTGCGGGCTTCTGGCTGGATGACGGTCAGGTAGACGATATGCGCATCAAGCGCTGTCAGGCGGTTAAAGGCGGAATGCTTGTTTTGGTGGTGACCGAGCTGGGCGGGAAGTTACCCGATATAGCCGAATTGATGGAGGCAGCATGAGCGAAGTAAGCAGAGAGGTCTGCGAGGAATATCTCGATGCCCTGGTGACGGTCGAGTTGGCCGCAAAGCTGGCGCAGAAAGACGGCCGCAAAATCAACTCGACTATCCGCGCAACAGTGAGTGCATTGCTGCCGCGACTTAGCGACCGGAAGGTGAAGGGAATATTCACTGGCTTGGCACGTCAGCCATTCCCTGATGGCGCACTTAAGATGCTGCGCCGACAACTCGATTCAATGGTGGGAGAGCCAGTATGAGTACAGTAACCCATATCTCATCAGCGCAGCAGCGCCAAAAAGACCGCGAGATGCTCGAAGATATCGACAATGCGTTGAAGACCAACGATGAGACGCGCAAGCGCCTTGAAGCAATGCGCCGAGAAGTTATCAATCGCCTCGGACTCAATAAGCCAAAAGGCCCGGAGGATGCAGCGTGAAGAGACTCACACCAGTATTTGGCATGGTTAACTTCATCGACGATGCGCACTTCCGCCGCGTATGGAAGCATCCGAAGAAAACCATCAACTCCCGCCAGAAAGCGTGGGTGCATTACATGCTTCAGGTATGGGGCAAAGTTAATGCAGGTGACGATTCGCCAGCCGGGGCTATCAACGTTATCGGACGTCTAATGATTCGCAGCCAGTGGAGCGATGATAAGGCTAAGCAGATAGAAAGCGTTGTCATGCGGCTCTACGAGGAAGAAGGCTTGCGGGGCGATGCTCTGTATCAGAAAGCTCGCGAGCTGGTCATCCCGCAATCTTCATTCAGCAACATCATCGCTCTCGCCAAAGAATCAGATGATGCTGCGTTTGTTGAGCGCGTAATGGTTAAAACCTTTCATCGAGAAAGTCCCGTCCGCGATGTAGCTATTAAGCGATATTGCCACCGCAATTGCACGCAAGACATCGCTAAGCTGATGAGCCATGTCACCGGAATGGATGTGCAGTCATGTCGGCGTCGTGTTGTCTGGTGCGAGAACGTGCTCGACTCGGAAATATTTTTCGCAATGAAGCGTGAAATTGAGAATGAATTTCCTCAATTGGTGGCTTAATTAATAAATATTTTCCGAAAGCATTGCAATCGCGAAATCGAAGTAGTACATTTTGTGTATGCTCGGAGCAAAAGCGAACTGAGCAGCCAAACAAAAGAAAAAAGCCCTGAGTTAATAGCTCGGGGCTTTTTTATTGGCTCAACCCAACCAACAGGTGTTCATATGAAAAGCTGCAACGCTACTCAGGGTTTCGATAACCCGAATAAATTCCGTGAAGAGTGGGATCGTCAAACCAAAGAAGCGTGATACGAAACCGGCAAGGGCATTAGGCAGACGGCAATCCGCATTCCCCGAATAGCGCAGATGCGAAAGGTTGGTGTTGAATTGTGACGGCGCTCGTCAGTGCTCTTTCCAGTTTTCGTCACGTTATCGCAGGTAAATCACGGCGAGGGCTGTAAAGCTTTCCATTGATAACTACGCACCCCATGCTGATCCACTTGGTAACCTGCTGAGGCGCTACGCCGCATGCGGAAGCGAAATCTGCCTGGCTGGAGTAATTCTTGTCGATATAGTCTTTAAGCGGCATAGAAACCTCAATCAGTATTCAGAAAAACACTTCTCGACGAAACGCTCACTTTCTTCGTCCACTGATACAGCTTCATCAAACGCCACGTCATAACCGAGAGACTCAGCCTTGCGCTGAACGAAAGCGAAGAACTCTTTCGCTTCTTCTTTGCTCATGTCGAAACGTGAATCCGGTGCGTAGGTGTTAATAGTGATAGTGGTCATAGCATTAGCTCCTTTTTAGATGGATAGATAATAAACCAAAAAGGTTTATATGTTATGATATACATCACAATATCCATATAAACTTTAAGGCTCGCTTCGGCGGGCCTTTTTCGTATTAGGCCACAGGCAATCAATCACAGATGAACCCTCGCATCCGATGCCTTGCTGGCCTTCCTAACTACACCACAGCACTTCCTATCGGAGGTGTGAGATGTCACATATGAGCAAATTAGCTTCTGGCGCAGCTTATGGCGCATCTGCCGGGACGGTGGCTAATGGGTTGCTAACCCAGCTAAGTCCTGATGAGTGGAGCGCAGTAGGCGTTATCGCCGGTATTGTCGTGGCGCTACTGACGTTCGGTATCAACTGGTATTACAAACGCAAAACCACGCTGGCGCAGATACAGGCGTATGAGCGATGGCCTTCCGCAGCCGGTCAGTTATCAAAGGAGGACTAACGATGGCTATCCCGTCCTCACTGAGAAACAAACTGATTGCCGCAGCGGGTGCAGGCTCGATGGTCATCGCCACGATATTCATTGGTGGCAAGGATGGCGTAGAGGGCCGGAAGTATCAGGCCTACAAAGATGTCGCAGGCGTCTGGACTGTCTGCGACGGCCACACTGGCAATGACATCATTCGCGGCAAGACCTACACAGACAAGGAATGCGATCGGCTTTTGTGGAAAGACCTGCAACCAGCCAAAGCGACCGTAGACCAGCTGGTCAAGGTTCCGCTGAACGAATACCAGCGCGCCTCGCTATACAGCTTCGTGTTCAACGTAGGCAGCGATGCCTTCGCTAAGTCGACGCTTCTTCGAAAGCTCAACAAGGGCGAACAGGAAGGGGCGTGTGAAGAAATGCGCCGCTGGGTCTATGCAGGCGGTATGAAGTGGAAGGGATTGCAGAACCGGCGGGAGATGGAGCGCTCCATGTGTCTGGCGGAAAGTGAAAATGACCTTTAACTGGAAGCTCATCATCTTCACAGCAATGAGTCTGCTACTGGCAATCGTCATCGTCATCGCCAGTCATTACCGGTCAGCGCTCACAGAAACACAGGCATCTTTAACCAAAGTTAATCGTGAATTAAATCTGGCTAAAGATACTATCGCCGACATGCAAACTCGCCAGCGCGATGTCGCCGCGCTCGATGCCAAATACACACAGGAACTTGCCGATGCTCAGAGCACTATCAATCAGCTTGAGCGCGATGTTGCTACTGGCAAGCGTCGGTTGCAGCTCAGCGCCACCTGCACAGCGAACGGAACGACCGGCACCACCCGCGTGGATGATGGAGCCAGCCCCCGACTTACTGACGCCGCTGAACGGGATTATTTCATTCTCAGAAAGCGAATCGAAACCATTACTAAACAACTGATTGGGCTTCAGCAATATATTCGTGAGCAGTGTATCAAATAGATCATTTTTTGATACTTGCAAAAATTAATGGAGTTAAAATCAACTCCATTTTCACGAGAGGAGTTCATCATGGCCCCTAAAGGAAGTATTCGTAAACGTGTAGAAGATGCAAACTTCAATATTAATTATAATAAATATGAAACAGCATTAGCTTTACTTCTGATTGCTGTGGATGGGTCGGCAAGGAAAGTGTACCCAGAAGGCACAAAGTCACTCGTAAACCCCAAAAGAAAAATGGGCAACAAAGAACGCTATACCAGATTTCTTGGAGTGCGCATCCGTCAAATATTAGGGATACATTTAGATGATAGCGCTTATCAACAACCGCATTTAATTAAATTTGTAGATGGAATTGAGTCACCTGAAGATAAAATATATACAAGTTTCAGATGTAATGATTTACATGAATCAGGTTTGCCCGATGACTTAAAATATGTATATGACCCTGAAGGTGTATCTAATGCTCTTCAGATCGAATTCGGCAGTGAAGGCGTCAGATTTTCCTCCGGATTTTTACGTTTACTTGAAAATGTTATTAAAGGTGCGCCCTGTAATGGTGATGAGTTTGGATTAAGCTATTATCGCTTCATAACAGTTGATAATGAAGAAATGGGTAGCCTATTCGATAGGCTTAGTGAGCGTTACAATATCTCGACTGGAAGGTTAGGGATTTTGAAAGAGCTCATTGAACTCGCTGGGCCAGACGCGTTGAGTCTTAAGGATGAAGAGTTGGCGCAATGCCTCACCAAAATCCTTGATACAAAGATGGTGGGCGGCGCAAGAACAGGTCTTTGCACTGCAAGCAGCCCACAACCCGTATGTATGAGGGATGGCGACATAACCAGCTACGGTATAGGCATTGTCAGGGATATGCTGGCTTGTGGTAAGTTGGTCAGTTATGATGATGTGCCGCAGAATTAATATCCTAATTCTAGGAATATATGTAATTAATTAAAAAGCCTATTATTGAGGCCTTTTTAATTAATTACTTGTACAGGTGAGTGGCAAGCCATTATCCAATGGCATTTGTTTCGATGCGAGCTATTCTTTCTGCTGTGCCTCAGTAATCAAGTCAAATGTTATAGCTTTTGAACGATTCCTGTCTGCTCGCTCAAGAATTTGAGAACATGTGTTTTGAATATTAACAAGAGTGTTTTGATCACCTGATATTCTCTGTAGCTCTTTAAGTATTGCAAGAAGCAAGGCTTCATGAGCAACAGCGTGTTCTTCAGGTGTCGTCTGTTTTGCCAGCGGAGAATTGCTCGATCGAAGTGAAGTCAAATTAAATGAGTGAGAAGACATAGAACCTCCTGTTGTTGTGAAACCACACTATACTGGAAACGAAAATGAGTGACATCTACCAGATCACGTTAATAACCCAAACAGGGGAAACCTTCACCGGAAAGATGTCACGACGCCAGCCTGAACTGGTTAACGGTTTTGTGGCGTTGGCTACTGAGACGGGCGAATGGCGATACTTCCAACCGGATAGCGTGGAGCAATTCCACTTCGTGCCTGTAGAAGATGCTGGGCCCACTGACCCTTCTTAAAGCTGAACGCCAGTCTTTCTGCGCGCTTCATCGCACATTCTCATTTTAAGCATAGAAAACAGCATCATGAACTTTATTCTGAGTGGTGTTTCACTGCTTTTAAAAGAGTAAATAGGTCCATCGTCAATCTTCGCTAAGAACGCGTCCATTTCAAGTAAGTTTGGCGGGTAGTTAAAATCAATTAACGCGCTTAATGAGTCAATCTCAGAAGGTGTAATCGAGAAGTTTTCCACCTGATGCGCCCGAGAGTTTCTGACTTTGTTGAGTCTCTTTATGACCTTATGTAAATCTTCACTAAGGCCAAAGTTGTGCGCAAGCTGAGCTTTTGCCGCAAAGTCTAATGAAAGGTTTTCACCAAATCCCTTGAAAATATTCTCATTTCCAGTGGCGCAAATGCACCAAGCTTCGAGGTCTTTTTCAAGCAGTAGGTGAAGTCTTAAAACTACCCCTATGTCATCTTCGGTCTGGCAAGCAGCTAAGAACTTTTCTGCTTGGCCCAGATGTAGGGTGAGAAATTCAAACTTACTGAAATCAAGTTTAATTTTTTTATCAATGCTATCCATTAACATTCTCCAGAGAGAAATATGGCACTCACCGACAAACAAGAAATGTTCTGTCGCGAGTACCTCATCGATTTGAACGCTACGCAAGCGGCTATTCGGGCGGGGTACAGCGAAAAGACCGCCAATGAACAAGGCTCGCAAAACTTAGCGAAACTTAACATCCAGTCCAGAATCTCCGAACTGAAAGCAGAGCGCAATGATCGGGTAGAGGTTGATGCTGATTATGTGCTGAAACGCTTGTTTGATATCGACCAGATGGACGTCGCTGACATCCTCCTGGCTAACGGAGAAATCAAGCCGATTAAGGACTGGCCGAAGGTATGGCGCACAACACTTTCTGGAATTGACGTCATAGAGATGGCCGCCGCCGATAGTGCTGCCTTACTGAAGAAGATTAAGTGGCCTGACAAGGTTAAGAACCTTGAGCTTCTCGGCAAACACATTAGCGTGATGGCTTTCAAAGAGCAGGCGGCTCATGAGCATACCGGCAAGAACGGCGGACCGATTGAAGTGGCCGCGCTAACGAAAGATGAATACAAAGCTGCCCGGCGGGAGATGTTGGAGGATGACGACTGCTGAGCAAAAGAACTATGCGCGCCGGATAGAGTGTGAAGAGGACGGTCTCTACTTTGCCCGCTACTTCTTCAAGCAGCGGACTGGCGGAAAGATGATAGTGGCACCTCATCACAAGGTGATTCAGCAAACGCTGGACAGAGTGATAGACGGCGAGATTAACCGGCTGATCATCAACGTTCCGCCTGGCTACACGAAAACAGAACTGGCAACCATCAACATGATGGGTCGTGGTCTGGCGTTGAATAAGCGCGCCCGTTTCATGCACCTGTCCTACTCACACAACCTCGCGCTTTTGAACTCATCAACCGCACGCAGCATGATTAAGTCGCAAGCCTACCAGGCGATGTGGCCGATGGAACTGCGCGACGACGCCGACAGTAAGGCGATGTGGTGGACTGAGTATGGAGGCGGTGTGTATGCCTCATCGTCAGCAGGTCAGGTAACAGGATTCCGTGCCGGGCATATGGAGCCAGGCTGGCAGGGCGCGCTGATTATCGATGACCCCGTTAAGCCTGATGACGCCTATTCCGAAACGGTTCGTGACGGCGTAAACAGCCGATTCAACGAGACGATTAAATCACGCCTGGCTATCGAAACCACGCCGATGATAGTCATCATGCAGCGCATCCACTATCACGACCTGAGCGGCTATCTGTTGCGCGGCGGCAGCGGTGAGAAGTGGCATCACCTGAATCTGCCCGTAATCATCGACAACAGCCGCTCTTATCAGGAGCAATACCCGGACAACAGTCACGCCATACCGATTGAGCACGGTTTGCCTGATGGCTGGCTCTGGCCGTTCAAACACAACGAGAGCCATCGCACAGCGCTGTTTTCTCATCGCCGGACGGCAGAAGCTCAGTACATGCAGAACCCTCGCAGGTTCAACGCAGAAGGCGCGCTGTGGACAGAGCAGATGATTGCAGCAGCACGAGGCCTGAACATCACCGAGCAGCTATCCAGAACGGTTATTGCTATCGACCCGCAGGCAACAAACAGCGAAGAGAGCGATGAAACGGGGATTGTAGCCGCAAGCTCATACGGCGCAGGAGATAAGCGACAGTATTCAGCCGACGGCGACTATAGCGGCAAATATTCCCCTAACGGTTGGGCGACTCGGGCAATGGACGCTTATAAGCAGCATGAAGCCGATGCGATCGTGATTGAAACTAACCAGGGCGGTGACATGGCAGAGGACACGCTCCGCAATGCCGGGTTCAAAGACCGCATTATCCGTGTCCATGCGAGCAAGGGTAAATTCGCGCGAGCCGAGCCAATATCCGCTCTGTATGCACAGGGTCGCGTAGCCCATCGCGGCAATCTCTATCAACTGGAAAACCAGCAGATGGAGTACGTGCCAACCACCTCCAAAAAATCACCCGACCGCCTCGATGCGCTGGTATGGGCGATGACCGAATTAAGCGGCCAGTCTAAAGGCGCAATCTTCTTCTAAGGAGTTCATCAGTGAGTGAACAACAAGGCGAGGTTTCATTCCTCGTGAACGCCCTTGCTGATGCGATAGGGCGGCAACGAATGCTGTACGCCAATGGACAGAACGGCAACACCAAGCGCACCAAGCTGTGGGATGAGTTCGGGTATCCGATCGAGGTAGGTTTCGACCAGTACTATCGCGCTTATGAGCGCAATGCGGTGGCTCATGCAGCGGTGCATAAGCTTCTGGACTCGTGCTGGGTGGACAACCCGACCATCATCGACGGCGAAGAGAAGGATGAGTCTGGCGAGACCACCGAATGGGAGCGCACCGTTCAAAAGCTTCTCAAACGCCACTGGGCAAAGCTGAAAGACGCCGACCGCCGCAACCTCGTGGGGCGCTATTCGGCCCTGTTAATTCAGGTTAAGGATGGCCGCGAATGGAAAGACCCGATCAACGCTGACTACATCAGGTCTCTCGGCACCGAGCGCCTGAAGGCAGTGGTTAAGCTTATCCCGGCATGGGAAGCGCAGATTAAGCCAGGAAATTTCGACACAGATACAATGTCGGAAACCTACGGGCAGCCCGTGATGTACAACTTCAATGAGCAGCCAGTCGGCGATGACGGTACTTATGGTCCTGTGCGCAGTGTTCAGGTTCACCCGAGCCGAGTAATCATTCTCTGTGAAGGCGCAGAAGACGAGAATATGCTCTCCGGCATCCCGCTGTTGCGAGCCGGGTACAACAAGCTCCTCGACATCGAGAAAACGTCTGGAGGTAGTGCAGAGGGATTCCTGAAAAACGCCAGTCGCCAGCTTAGCATTGCATTTGATGAATCCACGCAGATGGAGAACATCGCTCGCATGGCAGTAGAGGCGGGATATAAAGACCTCGGCGAAGCGATGAATGACAAGATGATGAAGCTTAATAGCGGTACTGATTCAGCGCTGGTCACTCAATCTGGAACAACGTCTGTGCTGTCGGTTGCTACCGCTGACCCGACACCAACGTGGACGGTCGCAGCTAACGAATTCTCCGCGACGATTCAGTGTCCGTTCACCATTCTCTTTGGTCAGCAGACCGGGCGTCTGGCGTCAGATGAGGACAAGACAGACTGGGCTAAGCGCTGCAACGGTCGCCGATGGGGCTTTATGTCTGACTTCATAACCCGCGTCATTGAGCGCTTCTGGGAGATTGGCGTCATCGACCCGCCGAAGTCTGGCGAGGTTACGCTCGCATGGTCTGACTTACTAGCACCGAGTGAGAAAGAGAAGATCGCAAATATGCAGGCGCTGGCCGCCGTTGCCAAAGACACTCAGGCTGCGTTCGGCACTCCGGCGATAACGGAGAATGAAATCCGCGCTGTGGGCGAGCTTGAGCCAATCAGTGAACCAGAAGAGCCTGCCGGAGCCGCAACGACAGACCCGCTGACAGGTGACCCAATTGAACAACCGACAACGACCGGGCAGCCCGATAATTCCGCGCAATAAAGCTGACCCAACGCAGTCCTACCGGCAGGTTAACCGGATGTTCCGGGATATAGAGAATCGCTATTACCAGATAAAGCTTGAGCTGAAGCAGTTGCTTGATGCGTATCTGGTCGGCAGGGAGCGTAATGGCAATTCACTGTACGGTTATATCCTGGCTACGGAAGGAAGTAAGCCGGACACGCTCTACCAGGTGAATGCGGGCACATTCATCTATGACATGTCACCACAGCAACTGTCTGACTTGCTGCTTCGCGTAGAAACGATTCTGGACGATTATCTTCTCGAAGGTGGGAGCAACAACCTCTGGGCGCTTCAGTACGTTTCTGATGAGTATCAGCGCGGCACGTTGCAGGCGTTCACAAATATGTCAGCGCAGTCAGTAATCTATGAGCAGTCAACGACGCTTCAGCAGTTGCTAAGCAGCCCGGCTTATCAAAATCAGGTGGCAGCGGCTTATATCTCCACTTACAGCGAATGGCGGGGAATCACTGATGCTGCCCGTGCTGACCTGTCGAACATCGTCGCTGATGCGATAGGCCGTGGCGTTAACCCGCGCGAGACGGCCAGCCTGATTAGTAAGCGCCTGGATGTTTCGATGAGCCGAGCCAAAACGATAGCGCAGACAGAGCAGGTCGGCGCGCTACGGCAGGCTCAGTGGTCAGAAGCAGAATGGTCGAAAGAAAGGCTAGGGCTTAATACTGCACTGTTATGGATATCAGCCCTTAAATCTACAACGCGCCCCTGGCACGCTGCACGACACGGGAAGACTTTCACCACGGAAGAAGTGGAGGCTTTCTACGCGCAGAATGGCAACCGGTACAACTGCTATTGCAGCCAGATCCCCGTGTTACTTAATGATGACGGAGCCCTATTTAACGAAGGTCTGGCCGAAAAGTTATCTAAAGAGCGCCAAAAATGGAGTGGGATACCATGAGCCCTATGAACAGGGGAAAGCTTTCATTAAATAACCAAGCACCAATCTAGCTGCAGGGTCTGCCCGATCCTGAGGATTATTCTTCAGCCCCTGACCAACAATATCTGATATTTGACCTCTTGTTACGGTTCCCTTAGGGCATATAGAAGTGTCTCTCATTGTGTCCCATACGCCAGCGACATAACCCAAATATTCATTAGCTAATTCATAATCGGCGCTTGAGGCGGATCCGTTATCGGTACGGGTATACGCCTGATATTTCGTATAGAGATCATTCCCCGTCAAAAAACCGGCATTACATACGCTGCTAACGGAGAGCAGAGCAGCAAATATCACTTTTTTCATTTTTATATCCCAGAAAGGTAAAACATGAGACTCAACAGTATTCATGTAAAAAGCCTCGCCATCAACTCTTCAAACATCTCAACTGAAACCATCGACGGTGACGAGCATATCGTCATTCGTGGCGTCGTGCCTGTCGTGGATGACGTTGTCATGAATGGCGGGTTGTATCCGGCTGAGGAGATTAACAAGAGCTTTAAAACGCTCGAAGGCAACCCGATGCCTTTCGGGCATCCGAAGATTGGCAACGAGCACGTCAGCGCCACTAACCCGCGAGCGGTTAATCAGTTCCACGTCGGCGCATGGGCTGAAAACGTCCGCAAAGACGGCGACCGCGTCGTTATGGACATGAAGGTCAACAAGCGCATCGCGCAGTCCAGCGAGAAGGGTAAGCGCCTTATCGAGCGGCTTGATGAGCTTCAGGCCAACTCAAACGCCGAGCCGATTCACGTATCTACCGGGCTCCTGCTGCGCCGCGAGCAGAACAGCGGCAAATCGAAGGGTAAGAGCTACTCATGGGTCGCCCGCAACATGCAGTTCGACCACGTAGCCATTCTTCTCGATGAGCCTGGAGCTGCAACACCTGAAGAGGGCGTCGGCATCTTCGTTAACGCAGACAACTCCCAACAGGAAGTAAGCGTAGAAAACGCAGACCTCGCGCAGGCATCGAACTGCACCAGGGAAGGATTGCTCAACAAGACCAAATTCTTCTTCACAAATGCATCAAATTTCTCATTCGACGATATCCAGCGGGCTATTAGCGACAAGCTCCGTGATGGTCGTGACAACGATGATTGGGTATGGCCGGAAAGCGTATGGCCGGACTCCTTCGTTTATCGGGATGCAGATAAATATTTCAAACAGAAGTACCTCATCGACGATGACGGCAAGGCTCAATTCGTCGGCGAACCTGTAGAAGTCGTGCGCAAACCACCTGAGTACGAAATTAAAACCAACGGAGAAAGAGATCCGATGAAAGACATGATTATCAATGCGCTGAAAGCCGCTGGTAAGCCGACAGAAGGCAAATCAGAAGCTGAGCTGCTGGATGCGTTCAACCAGATGGCTGTTGAGAAAGCAGCTTCTAAAGGTGAGACGCCGGAAGAAAAGGCTGCTCGCGAGAAGAAAGAGGCCGAAGAAAAGGCCGCCAAAGACAAAGCCACCAATAGCGAAGAAGCACCGGCATGGTTTAAGCCGTTTGCCGACAAGCTTAGCTCTATCGAATCCGGCCTGACCGCTAACGCCGACCAGGAAAAAGCGACTAAGCGCGAAGCGGTGAAAGCCAAGTTCAAGCTCGACGACATGGCAGTTAACGCCCTCGACGGCGCGGCTCTGGATGGCCTGTATGCACAGTGCGCTACTACTCGCAGCCTGTCCGGCGCATTCAACCATTCCACCGATAAACCCTTCTCTGAGATGCCGGAGTAATAAAAATGGCTAAAGACGGTAAACACGTAATTCACGCGGGCGGCGTATTCCCGAACCCGCTTCTGAACCGCGAAGGCGGGGCGGCCGCAGCGACTCAGCCAGGCACCATCGGCGTATTCACTAACGGCAAATTCACCGCATCCGCGAACGGAGGCGAAAGCGCTGTGCTGTATGTGGCGAACTATGACTATCTGCGCTGCATGGGCGTCGATGACGTCATCCCCGCTAACGAGCTGGTCGTCGGCATTCAGTTACTGCCAGGCATGTTCCTGAACGTCCGCGCTGCTGCTGGCACTTATAACAAAGGCCAGGCACTGGCTATCTCTAACGGTCGCGTCACCTCCGGCGGCACTGCATCCGCAGTCCTGTTCGTGGAAGAAGACACACCGACAACCGTTGCTGCAGGCGACCTGCTGCGCGTAGTGGTCAAGTAAGGAGACCGATTAATGTTTGTATATTCCACATCACTTGGCGAGAAGACCGGCAACCTGGAAGCAAACCAGGCTCAGTTCCGCGCGCTGCAAGCTGAACGTAACGCTACCGCACAGGCGGTTGCTGATTTCCTGTCTCGCGCGCAATGGCGTGGCGCTGCTGAGGGTGTTCCGACGCTGGACGCAGTTAACGCAGTTGATGACATCCGCCGCCTGTACCGCGCGTACGATACTACTGTGCTGCAGCAGTTCGAGCCGAACACGCAGTTCACTCTGCTGAACGACCTGATGCCACTTTCCCGCTCTGTCCGTATCGAGCAATCCCGTTACGACTACGCGCGCACTGGCGGTCGCGGCTGGGCACACACATCAATGTCCGGCCAGATTGGCGCAGCACTCGATGCTCGCACCTACAACTTCGACGGCACGATGGTTCCGATCCACGATTCAGGCTTCAAATTCACCTGGCGCGACCCCATCTTCAACAGCCCGTCAGCGCTTCAGTCTCAGGCTGATGCACAGCGCGGCTCTGTGGAAGATGTTCAGCGTCAGTACGTCGATTACATGTGGGACGGCTACCGCGATGCTGCAGGCAACTATGTGCAGTTCGACGGCCTTACCTGGAAGGGTTTCCGCGCCGATGAGCGTGTCGCCCAGGTGACACTGAACGTAAATATGGCGACCAGCACCGATCCGAAAGCCATGCGCGCCGAAGCAATCCGTCTTCGCGATGTTCTCAAGCTGCAGAACAACCAGTACGGCCAGCAGACTTGGTATGTTTCCTCTGAAATCGTCTCCAACCTGGAGCAGTATTTCAGCGACAACTTCCAGTCTCGCACAGTACTGCAGGAGCTCCTGACCCTGACCGGCATCGCAGCCATTAAAGAAGACGCGAAACTGCAGGGTAACGAAATCCTGATTGTTCCGCTGCAGGCTGGCGTAGTTGCTCCGATTGTAGGCCAGGCCATCGGCACCGTTGCCGACCCGCGTCCGTTCTACAACAGCGATTACATCTGGCGCACCTGGGGCGCAATGGGCCTGATGGTCAAAACCGACATCAACGGTCACTACTCCGTGGTTCACGCCACCGGCGAAGCGACCAGCTAAGGAAGCGATATGGCACTGGTAAAAGTAATTTCATCAAACCTTTTTGCCGGTGCCAATTTCCAGAAGCTGGAGATTGGCTCTGAGGTAGAGGTTGCCGATTCAATCGCCGAACGCTGGGTTAATGCCGGTCTGGCTGAGTACCTTGAAGAGCGCCAGCTGGAAGTCGCTACACCCAAGCGCGGACGGAAACCCAAAGATAAGGAGTGACCATGGCTATCACGCCAATCACAGCAGCGCAGGTTAAACAGCAGCTGTCGTCCCTCGGTTACTCCATCCCTGATTTCATCATCGACGCATATCTCTGCAAGCTCAGCAGCATTGAGCAGTGCCTGGAGGCGTCTGGCTACGACGAATGTGACGTCGTGCTGATTCAGGTCTATGCCGTCTCTCTCATGGCCTTAACGGCATACAGTCAGCGCATTAAATCGCAGTCAGCGCCTTCAGGGGCGTCGCGGTCATTCGACTATACCGGCGATGTGCTTTCGATGCGTGACGCTCTTCTGTCACTGGACAAGAGCGGATGTACGGCGTCACTGCCGATTGACGTGGGTAGTCGTGTTGGCTTCTTTGATGTCGTTGGAGGTTGCTGATGTGTGAGAAAGAGCAGAAGCCCAAAAATCCCGACGAGGAGCCGTGGGAGTATGAGGATTACCACCTATGAGCTCAGTAGCTAACTGGTCATACACCGCGACAGCGACAATCTGGCGAAAGCTGGATGGTCAGGACGATTACGGCGACCCGCTGGGATATGCAGCGCCTGAGCAGATTCTCTGCGGCTATGAAGGCGGCCTGAGCAAGCGCATCGGCGGTATTGGTTCAGAAATCGTTGCGAAAAACACATTCTGGACTGAGTACGCACTGGCTAAGGCTGGAGACTATGTGCTGATTGGCATTTCCGACCTGGCTGACCCGAAAGAAGCTGGAGCGGATGAGGTTCAGCAGGTGCTTCGTTATGAAGACACCTTCGAACGGATCGCCGACGACTACGCCATCATAACAGGAGTCTGATATGGCCGGTAAAGTTCGCGGCATTGCCCAGGCGAAAGCCAATCTGGACGCGCTGATTAATGACGTGCAGGGGCGCAAGGTCGTCAGGGCCGTGCAGTCAGCGCTGTTAATCGGCGGGGCTCAGGCGGCGCTATACACCCCAATCGACACATCAACGCTTCTCAACAGCCAGTTTCGTGAGATTGACGCCAACGGCACAAAGGTAACCGGCAGAGTGGGCTACTCAGCCAACTATGCGGTTTACGTTCACGATCCGAGTGTTCCGCAAACCTTCCGCCGCGCCACAGCCCGCAAAGAGTTCCTTACCAAGGGCTTTGAGGACACCCGAGAGCAAATCGACCGGGTTATGAAGCAGGAGTTGGCGCTATGAACCCTCCGATGCATACGCGCGTGCGTAATTACTTCATGAATGCTGGCCTGACGGATGGCTTTAAGGTTCAGTTACTGATGTGGACCGACTCAGGAACTGAAACTGACCGTTTTATGGTGTTTCGTCCAAATGGCGGCAGCAATATCCGCAATGGCCTCGGCAATGAGCAGTACATCCTGGTAGACGTTATCGGCGCAAAAGGTGGCAACGCATTTGTCGATGAGCGCGTGCAGCAGATAGTCGATTACGTCCAGCAAAACCCCATGACCGATGATTGCGTCGGTTATCTCCAGAATATGGGCGCTATGCCCGCACCAGTTCTTACAACCGAGGGACGCCTTGTCTATCGGCTTCAATTCGTCGCCACCTACGGCGAGTAATTAAACGTCAAAGAGGAAGTAACATGGCTAATTGCCCAACCAGCAACGAACGCTTGTTCGGTGGCGCTATTGTGCTTGAAGTTGCCGACGGCTGCCCGGACACCGTGCCGCTTGAATCGGAATTTAAAGCGCTGGCCGCCGGTACGTCAAAAGGGTTCGACTTCAGCCCGAACACCGTGACCAGTGATGCTGACGATGGCGGCGGCTTTGTCGAGAGCATCACCACAAACTCCGACTTCACCATCAGCTTTGAAGGTGAGGTGCGCAAAAACGACAAGCTCGACCAGTACGGTATCGGTCGTTTCATCAAGTACTTCGCTACCGAGCTTAAGGCCAAGCGACAGCCTGGCATCTGGGTTCGCATGGAATACGGTCCGGTGACCTTCCAGGGTTACATGGTTATCACCGCCCTCAGCTCGGACGGCGGCACTAACGACATCGTGACCTTCTCCACTGAGTTCAAAGTGGGTGACTCCAGCACCGTGCAGGTTACTGATACCTCCGAACCTTCCAGCTAAAACACTGCGGGGCGCAAGCCCCCTTTCTGAGACAGAGATATGCAGGTTCTGATAAACGGAATTCCTTACGAGCCAGCGTCGGCGCACTCATCTGGTATTGGTATTGCCATCACCACTCATAACCGGCCAGACGTTCTGGCACGCGCTCTTGAGCAGCACCAGAAACATCTGCCGCCCGGCGCAGTGGTTGTGATTGTCGATGATGGCTCGGTGCCGGCAGCCGCAGCACCCGAATCTGCAAGGCTTATACGGCACGAGCAATCTCAGGGCATCGTGGTATCCAAAAACGCCAGCATTGAAGCCCTCATTGATTCCGGTTGCGAACACCTGTTCCTGTGGGACGATGACGCATGGCCGATTGCTGATGGCTGGCATATTCCGTATATCGAATCTCCTGAGCCTCATCTGGCATATCAGTTTCTTGACCTAGCAGGCCCGCGAAAGCTGAATGACCTTTCAGTCCTGTACCGCGATGAAAAACACATCGCCTACACAGGGCAGCGCGGCGTGATGCTCTACTACCACCGGAGCGCGATTGAAAAGGTGGGCGGGTTCGATCCGGTTTACGGGCGCGGAATGTACGAGCATTCAGACCTCGCTCTGCGCATTCATAATGCAGGGCTTACATCATGGGCATATGCAGACGTTACCGGCTCTGAGAAGCTGATTTACTCCCTGGATGAGCATGAGTCGGTAGAGCGCTCAGTACCCAAGCCAGAACGCGAGCGTCAGGTCAGCAACAACGTAAAAATACACAACGAGCGCCGCGACACAGGCTACACCGGATGGGCGCCGTACCGCAGACAGCGTAATGCCGTCATCACAACCTTGCTGACCAGTCATCCTGACCCGCAGCGAGGAACCAGGATGAAGCCAGAGCAATCGCTTGTCTCCAGGTGGTCAGAATCGATTAAAGGTGCCGATGCGGTCATTCTCGCTGACGAGTTTGAATACTCACCGCCAGGCCAGACGACGGTTCGCGTGCCTGTTGTCGATATGAACGTTTATTTCCGGCGCTGGCTGCATATATGGCAGCACCTGCGAGAGCATCCTGAATATCAGTTCGTCTGGTGCACCGACGGGACGGATGTCGAGATGCTTCGCGAGCCGTGGAATGAGATGCATCCTGGCGTGATTTATGTCGGCTCTGAACCAAAGACTTATTCCGATGAGTGGGCCATCAAAAATCATCCTGAGCGCGTGTATCAGTCATTCCTGAAGCAGTACGCGAGCGACACCATGCTGAACGCCGGATTGCTTGGCGCGTTACGTGAAGATGTCATGGAGTTTGCTCACCGCATCGTACGGCTTTTCTACCGCATCGAGTCAGAACGCTTCTGGAAGAAAGAAGGGGCGGCGAGGGCAGTAGGCGACATGATGGCATTCGGTATCGTGGCGAAGTCCTTCGGTGACCGAGTGATTACCGGCCCGAAAGTGCACACGGTGTTTAAGACCAACGGCATCGGCAAGGAAACAGCATGGTGGCAGCACAAGTGACATTCGCGGTGGTAGGTCATCACCGACGAGCTAAACAGGTTCACAGGCTTGCTGAGAGCCTTAATGCGCAGCTTTTTATCGATGATGCAGACCATGGAGCCAACTGGAATCACCTGAGAGCCATTAAGTGGGCTGCCGGCCAGTCAGCGAGAGTGGTCGTGCTGGAAGATGATGCCCAGCCGGTAGATGGATTTGCAGGTCTTGCGGCTGAATGGTGCGCCAGATTCCCTGATGAGCTAATCAGTTTTTACCTCGGCACTGGTCGACCGCCGCAGTATCAGCAGCAGATTGCTGAACGTCTTATCGCCGCTGACAAGTGCCGTGCGGATTACATCACCCTGAACAGGCTTATTCACGGCGTCTGCTATGCGCTGCCAGCCAGCGGAATTAACCGCATCCTGATGAACTGGAGTCAGCGTAAACCGGCGGACTACGCCCTTGGCGACGCATGGGGAAAGGATGTTATTTACCCTTGCTATTCCCTTGTAGACCATGCCGACGAGATGCCCGTGGAAAAGGCTTTCGACGGCCTGCCGAGAAACGAGAGAAGAAAAGCGTGGAGGCTTTACCGGTGAATACCCCGCTTAAAGAGATTGGCGAGTGCCTAATCAGCGTTGACGGTGAGGATTATTTCTTCCGGCCTTCATTTGTGAATATGTCACGCATTGGTGAGCCGGATGAAATTGTTCAGGTGTTTTACGACCTACACAATGATGAAGTAACCAGCCTGGTTAGTCGAGCCGTTGATGCTTACGGATACGTTCCGCAATGGCTCATCAGCCACATCAAGACTACCAGTTACGGGCGCAAGGCTTTTCTCGCGTCAGTGGTTGTTCTGAACGCCTGTTGTGAAAAGGACGCTGGCCCGTTGACCGGCGTATTCCATCCCTCTAAAGGCAACGGGCGAACATTTAAGATTCGCAAAGGCGCGCTGCCTGAATCTGACATGCTGCTGATTGCGCAGTCGCTGATAACCCATGGCGTTATCGGCAAGGCGAAAGTTCGAAAACTCCAGCGGCATGAAAGCGGAGAGACCAGCACCGAGTTCCGCGCCGTTGATTACATCGTGGCCGCGCAGGCGCATTTCGGCATGACCGAGCAGGAAGCAGGGAATCTGACGATGACCAAATTTCAGATGCTGCTGGCAACGAAATACCCTGAGCAGAAAGGCTTTACTCGCGAAGAGTACGATCAAGTAGCAGATGATTATCTGGCCAGGAAGGCAAAGCGACTGGGGGCAACAAACTAGATCGGCGCAAGCTGTCGCAATTAATGGATTTGCGGATTGATCTGCGATCTGTGCCTGTTAGGATAAATCATCCTTGATAGCGAAAGAGTGCATATGAAAAGACTTCTGCTGTTGGCGGTGTTTCTAACTTCTCAGGTTGCATATGCGGCAAGCGATGCTGATATCGTAAACTTTGTTAAAACAAAGGCTAAAGATTCCTTTTTCCCTCATGACGTAAGGGTTAATTCTATATCGGAAGTGAAATTTTTCCCCAGCCAGGAAGACTCTGATTACGCGAGGATAGGTAATGTATGCGGGAAGGTTTCCGTACAGAATGCAGAAAAATCAGGAGTGTTTGTATTTATTGCTCCAATTGTCGAGAAAGCCAGCCGCATAAATGTTGAAACACCTACCCTATACGATTTGGAATCTCAGGGAGAAATTGCCCGAAGAGATTTAAAAAATAGATGCAATTAAATAGAACCCGCCTAGTGCGGGTTTTTTGTTTTCTGGAGACCACCGATGGCCGGAGATAAGCAGTTAGGCAACATTGTCTATCAAGTGGAAATGGATGTTGCTCAACTCATTACAGCTCAGCAGAAGGTTAATCAGCGTCTTGACCAGATGGACGGTAGTTTTAATAAATCATCTAAGTCTGCTGGTCGCTTCGAGGGCGCATTAAACAAGGTTGGAATTGCCATTGCTGGCGCGTTCACAATTGAAACGGCCAGGCGGTTAATCGAAATTGGCGACCAGATGAATACCCTGCAAGCCAGGGTTGCGCGCCTGAGTCCAAGCGTTGATGCTGCCAAAGAGTCAATGAAGGCATTGTCAGCAATTGCATCTCAAACCGGCAATAGCCTTTCAGATACTGAGCGCCTCTGGGAAACCCTTACCTCAGCTCTGAAAGAAACAGGCGCAACAAATTCTCAGATTCTTTCCCTTACCGATACGCTGCAAAAAATAGGCACTATCGGCGGGTCGTCGGCTGAAGAAATGTATAACGCCCTTAGACAGTTCGGGCAGTCAATCGCAGGCGGAGTTGTTCGCGCTGAAGAGTTCAACTCTATCCTGGAGCAAATGCCTGAGCTGGCAAGGCAGATAGCGTCAGGTTTAGGGATTTCTATCGGTCAGTTAAGGCAGCGAATGCTCGAAGGAAAGCTAACCGCTCAGGATGCTTTGAACGCCATCCAGAAACAATCGGAAAGCGTTAACGCTGAATTCGACAAAATGCCAGTTAGCGTCGACAGGGCTAAAAACAGCCTGGATGTAGCCTTTAGGAATGCAATAAGCGATCTCAACCAGGCCATTGGGCTTACATCGACTTTAGCCGGATTGATGCAAAACGTCGCAGACAACCTCAATTATTACAATAACAATGCAGGCGACGCAGGGAGAATGCCAAAGCTTATTAAGATGCAGCAAGAGCTTAATAAGGAAGTGCAGGAAGGCCAGCGATGGTATGAGAGCGACACTGTATTCCAGCAAAGAAGGGGGCAAGCCGCTTTTGAGCTTAAGCGAACAGAGCAGGAAATAGCCAGCATTAGAGCCAAAGCTGCAAACGAAGCCAAAAATAACCAAGGTTTTAAAAGTGCGTCTACCAACGGTGATGATGCTGCTACAGCCAAACTTGTCAAAAACTCTGAACGCAGATTAGCACTAGCCAAGCTTGAAGGAGAGGCTAGAGCAAGGCTGCAAGCTCAATATGATGCTGCCGATGCTGGGATTACTGACCAGAAACGCGTGAAGGCGCTGCAGGACGAGTATGCCGAGACATACCGGGTAACTGAAGCAAGAAAGGAAAGCAACAAAGAGGGCAAGCAGTCAGCCAGCCAGGCGGAGTCGATAGCGCAGAAACTTGAGGCGCTAAAGCAGCAGTCTCAACTTGCTGCCGACTCAACTAGTGAATTGAGCAGAGAGCAGGCAATGCTAAATGCTGAGCTTTCACTTGGGAAAGGCGCTACCCAGTCCCAAATTCAACAGGCAAGGCAGTATGCTGCGACAAAATGGGATACGGCCAATGCTATCAAGGCACAGGCTGCCGCTGAGAAGCTACTCCCGGAAGCGAGAGAGAATGCAACCTACAAGCAGGATGTAGAAGACCTGAAGACTGCATTATCTGCGAAAAAGATTAGCCAAGAGCAATACAACAAAACCTTAGAAAGACTTGAAGCAGAGCACCAATCCAACCTTGCCAAAATTCGCTCGCAACAGGCAGTAACTCCTCAGCAGGATGCTGCTGGTAGTGTTGACCCCGTGCAGCAATTGGCAAATGAAAATGCCAGAAAACTAGCCTTGATACAGCAATTCGAGCAACAGGGAGTTATATCACATCAGAACGCACTTGCTTTACAGGCTGCAGCTGATCGCCAGTATGAGCAAGAACGAATTGCGGCTCAGTGGGAAATATGGCGAAACCAGAGCGCAGGAAATGAAGCGATTGCTGCCTCTTTCGATGCATTAGCTGGTAATGCCTCTAACGCACTGACAGGCATAATCACAGGAAGCATGAGTGCTGAGCAAGCCGCCACATCACTTGCAAGCACAGTACTAAATAGCTTGGTTAACTCATTCGTCCAGATGGGCGTGGAGTGGGTTAAATCTGCTGTTATGGGTGCTGCAGCGCAACAGACAGCCATAGCCGCTACAACTGCTGCGCAGGTTGGTGGACTTGCGACAACCACTGCAGCAAGTACTGCATCAGCAGCGACGACAATGACAGCATGGCTGCCGGCAGCGCTTGTTGCTTCTGTTGGTTCTTTTGGTGCTGCAGCGATAATAGGTGGGGCTGCTTTGGTTGGTGCCTTCGCTCTCTCAAAGACGCTATCTGGTAAGCGCAAAAACGGAGGCCCGGTATCAGCAGGCTCAATGTACCAGGTGGGTGAGGGCGGCATGCCTGAAATCTACCGAGCCAGTACCGGTAAGCAATTCATGATCCCTGGGGATAACGGGCGCGTTATCAGCAATAAAGACATGTCTTCTGCCGGGGCTGGGAGTGGTGGTGTATTTATTAATGTCAACAACTACACAGGGGCGGATGTACAGACACGAACCAGAAACGATAACGGAAATCAGGTTATCGATTTGTTCATTCAGGACGTAGAGACCGGCGGCCCCATGTCATCCACACTTGAGTCAACTTACGGGCTCTCACGCCAGGCAAACGGAGACTACTGATGGCAGAAGTAAAATACCCGCCATTTCTGCCGCTTCCTCAGCGTGCAAATATGAATATGACTCAGGATACCAGCTTCCGGCAAAGTAATCCGGCGGTTGGTCCTGCGGTATTTACACCCATTACAACCGACCTCAAAACGACGTGGAACCTTAGCTGGGTTTTTACTCTTGAAGAGGCAGAGCGATTCAAATCATGGCTAAGGTCTCCTAACTACTGCAATCGAGGCCAGGCATGGTTCAATATACCTATTGACCTTGGCGATACACAAGGTGTGCAGGTGCAGGAAGTTCATTTCATCACAATGCCAGTGCAGACCAGCAAGGAAGGGGGAGTGGTTACCTGGACTGCGGATATCATCTGCAACTTCTTAGATGATGTAACGGAAGATTATGATGATTGGATTGTTGGTGCGCCAACAGGCGTTGGATATTGGTATGATTTAATTGCTACGGAGATTTTGCCAGATGCCAACGCTCCGTGAATGGAAAGAACGTCGACCGGCTTCAGACCTTAAACAAACAGTGGTGTTTTCTCACCCTTCATTCGGCACGGATCGCCTGGTAAACAACTTGTTTGAGTCGGCCATATTCAATGGGCAGATTTACCAGCCAACTCGTTTTGATTTCTCTGAGCCTGCACAAGATGGCACTACGACACTGAACGCAACGATAACTTTTGCGGCTCTGTCACAGGACATTAAGCAGAGGCTAAAGCTATGGCGAGGACCGGCCCGCATGGAGCCGATCTCTTTCCGGTATGACATTTGGGAGAACATTGGCGATAAGGCACCTCTTAAAACCTACTCAATGTTCGTTCGTGATGTCGCAGCTGATGCAGAAAATGTGTCAGTAACCGTAGGTATGACCAACCCGCTTACCGTAGCTACCAGCATCATTTACACCGTAGAACTGTTCCCTGGCCTGAGTAATATCTAATGAACAAAACAGATTTTATCCGGAAGGTTAATGGCCTGCCGTGGTCTGATCGCGCCTGTAGCTTTCAGGCCGTCGACTGCTGGGGACTAATCGTACTTTATTTTCGACATGTCGCTGGCATAGAAATCCATCAGACCCCGGACTACGAGTCAGGGCGAGATTTCATCACATGCTACGAAGGTGATCGAATCTTCTGGGAATCAGGCTCTCGCTCTGAGGGGTGCATTGCTGTGTTTTACCGTGGCGAGCACCCGGACCACGTGGGTGTAATCATTGATGGAAACCGATGCTTGCATTCTCGCGGGCCAGGTGAAGGGGTAAGAATAGATCCGCTCCCGCTACTTGAACGAGCATTCACAAAGACGGAGTTTCTCAAGTATGGCGACATTTGAAATACAGCGTTTGCCTGGCGCACCCAAACAGCGAGGTCGTCTTGAGCCCGGCCAGCGCATGGTGGATTTCTTAAACAACCAGAAGCTTCACAATTCTGTCGTGATTAAGCTGAATGGCAAAGAGCTGCCTGATGACTTCGACATTGGTTACAAGTTCGGCATCGAAGATCATCTATCGGTATTCGACCAGCCTCAAAACATGGGCGGGATAAAAGACCTGATAAAGCTTTCAGCTCCATGGGAGGCGCTAAACCCAATTAAGCTGACTAAAAAAGCTTTGGCCGCTTTGCAGAAAACGCTGGTCGGCGATATCAAGAAAACCCCATCAGTCGCTACCGGAGAGTCGCCAAATAACGACCTTACAGGACAGACTAACGTTGCGCGCTTGTACAAGGGTAGGCCCAACATCTACGGGCAGGTACGTTCATATCCTGATCTGATCCAAGAATCACTATTCGAGTACATCAACAACAAAAAGTATGTCACTGAGTTTCTGGAAGTCGGTTATGGCCGATATGACATATCCTCGGTTAGATACTCGGAGTCGTCACTATCTGCAATGGCTGGCGCAAGTTATGACATTTACCAACCCGGTGCCGTGATAGGCAACATCAACGAGGGCTACACATTCGATGATGTGGATGGGCAGGAACTTGATGGCCCAAACAAAGCTACTGGCGTAATTATCCAGCAGGCGACGACTAGTAATGTGGTTCAGGGAACTTATTCAGGCGGCCAGATTTCTGTAAAGATAATAAAAAACAACAGCTTTGATTACTTCTATGATTCGATAAAGCCAATTGACGTCACTTTCATCATAAACGTCACCTATGCTACTGCGACGGGTAACGTTACGAAAAATATAACGGTAAATGCCACGCTCATAAACGCAACGCTTACCAATGATGGGGCTGTTGTGAACCCTGTGCAGTGGTACACGTTTTATTTCAATAATCTTTCTGGTCCAGATATTAATGAAACACCCGCAAACGCCACTATAAATTCAACATACTTTCAAATCACACAGTATGAAAGCGTGGCGGTAGGCCCGTTCTTTTCAGCTGTTGAATCCTCTTATCTCTGGATTCACATGTCTGGTAACCAGGCCAAAGGCAAAAAGGGGCCAGTTCAGTTGACGTGGTGGAAGGTCGACGATGATAACAACATCGTGCCTGGCACTATGCAGTCGATGCAAGTCAACGTTGATAACAATACCGGCGCGTACGATTACGTGTATTACACGTTCAAGATAAAGCCAGCAGCCGGCAAGGCCAGATACGCTTTTACCGTGAGGCGGTTAAATAACGCCGCCGATGACAACACAGTTTACATCCTTGCCGCTCACGCAATAAACGTAAGGACTAACGTTGTTTATCCTGATGACACGTTGGTAAAACTTACTGTTATGGAGACAGAGAACGCATCTGGCATTAAGGACAGGAAGTATAATCTTCTCGCCCAGCGACTTGTTATCTCTTACAACAGGTCAATAGGTGCAGTTGATTACACCCTTCGCGCGTCACGATCTTTTGCAGATGCGGTTCTTCACGAGTGGGTGATGGTGGCAAAACAGGATGTTAAGCGCCTTGACCTGCCTACCTTATACGCAATCGCGGACAGTCTCACAGATAATCAGCTTGGATATTTTGATTACACCTTTTCCGACTCCAAGCAGTCACTTGGTGAACGCATTCAGGTTATCTGTAACGCAGCCAGAGTGGATATTAACTGGATTGGAGATGTTCTGACCTTTTGGCGAGATGAAAAGGTTTCCGTTCCTGCTGCCGTATTTGGTCGCAGCAATATGTTCTGGGATGGCTTCAAGATGGGTTACTCCATGAGCCTGCCTAACGGGTATGACGGTATAACACTTGATTACGTTGATCCTCGCACAAACAAGAAGGCATATATCTATCTTCAGGTTAATGCGGCTGGAATTAGCGAAGTGACCACGCAAACGGAAAACGCCATGACAGTAAGTCTTTCTGGGTGCAGAAATATAACCCAGGCAAGAAATAGGGCGTGGCTTGAAGCTAATCGGCTCATGCAGTCTCGCCTAAGTATGACAGTAAAGGTTTTCGAAACGACGCAGGTTATTCGCGGAGCTGTAGTTCAGTGTCCAGATATGTACGATAACGAGCAGCAGACAGGATATCTCAAAGGAAGGGCTGGAAACATATTCTCAACCTCAGAGCGCTTGCGTTTTACCGGCGAAATGTGGGTCGTTATGACAGATAGCATTGGCAATTTTCATGGACGATATCGAGCATACCCGGTTGATGGCAACCCTCAAGCGTTCACTGCATATGCTGAGGCATTCGACCTGAACATTTATGACGGAAGACGAGTTCAAACTCCATCGCGCTACTTTATGGCCAGCAGTAATGAACTTAACTCTACGATATGGCGAGTTGAATCATCAAAGCCTAACGGTGACGATACCCAAACGCTTTCCCTCGTTGAATATTCAAACGAAATTTATCTGAACGACTAATCATCTAATCAAGTATGGCCTCTGATTGATTCGGAGGCTTTCGCCTATAAGAGAGCAATATGGCTAATTCATATCTGAATATCCCGGTTCCTAATCCAACGCAAAATCCGGTACCAAGCGCCGATATTCGAGATCACGTATTCGGTGGTGCTAAAATAGATGAATTTGTCACTTCGCTATTAAACACCTATGTAGACCGATTCGGCAAAGAGCATTATACCGTCGAGGGTCTTCGCTGGTTAGCTCAGCAGGCAGTGGCACAATTTGGATGGATAACACTAGATTCTTTTCAGGAAGGCAAGACATTAAGCCTGCCAAATGAAGTGCTGCGCTGGAAATTACCTGACGGTAACGGAGAGTATTATCGATGGGATGGGGCACTTCCTAAAACTGTGCCTGCCGGGTCTACACCTGAAAGCTCCGGGGGGATAGGGACCGGTAAATGGGTCAGCATCGGCGACGCTTCTCTGCGTAAAGATTTAAAGGGGAATCAAGGGGCGTCTCTTGTAGGAACATCTTCAGGCGACACAGTAGAAAAGGCCCTTTCAGATATCAACACTGGCCTGAATAAAGCACTAACGGCTTTCTACAAAAACCAGTTAATGCCGGCCGCGTCTGAGTTTGGTGGTCAACTATCAGCGCTGCGTGACGATCTGTCAAACCCTCTGACGCAATTTACAGGCATTGTCCTTGCTGGCGACTCTATTACCTGGGGGTTGTCAGCCACGGGTATTGCCACTGACTCGCCTCGAGCTCATCAGCTTACTGACGCGCGAAATAACTCAAGCTCAAACACATGGGCGAACCTTTTCCACAAATACATCGGTAAAAGGTTTCATTTTAATCCAACTTACACCGAGGCAAACTGGCCAGGATCTCCGTCAGGTGTCTGCGTCTTCACCTATAAAGAAGAGAAGTCGACCTATCCTGGTTATATGCCCGTATCTCTCTCTGGAACATGGTCTGACAATGCGCGCTCCGGAGCTCTACTTAACAGGACGATTGATAGTACAGTAATAGGTTCTGCATTCTCCTTCACATTTACCGGATTTAGTTTCGACATTGCTTTTTCATCAACGCCTGATTCGGGAACCATTGTCGTTTCTGTCGATGGAGCAAACGTCCTTACGATAAATACTAACTCTTCGGCCACTGGCGGCACTTCCTTTGGCGTACGCCGAACGGTCACACTGTCATCCTTTAAGCGTAACGCTAACATTAAAGTCACATTTACATCTGGCAACTACGCAAGGATAGAGGCCATTATTGTCAATAAAACAACTCGCGTTACAAATCAGGGTCTGATTGGTGTTAACTCATCGGAGTATAACTCTTTACTTCCCGGAGCGATTTCATCTGGTGATATCTATTGCTTCGTACAGCTTGGAACAAATGACCGAGACGGAACAAGCGAAGCAAGGTCTTCTAACGCTGTACGTCGCAACACATTCGGTTTTATAAACTATTTGCGGGCTAATGGCATAAATCCGATAATGTGCTGCGCTAACCAGATTAACGGACCTCAAATTACAGGTTCGTTTTATTACCAGATGTCAGATGTATCCTCGGCTATTCGTCAGGCTTGCAAAGAAAACGTATGTGATTTTATAGATCACTTGCCAGTTACGACAATCGCAAGAGACTATATGACCTACACTGTTACAGATGGCTTGCACCCAAATGACGTTGGTCATTACCTGATGTTTATGAACCTTGTTCATGCCGTCGAGAACTCATCTGAGCAAACCGGAACGCGATCCGTTCAAGCATCCAAATCAGCAACAGCACCCGTCGGGGCGAGCACCCAGACTGCGCGCCTGCCTTTTTTATCGGACAAGTCAGGTATTATGTCGCTTGAGCTGAGGGTAAATAGCGGGGCATGGACAACCACATATGGTGACCAAACAAATGGAGCCAAGTCTCCGGATGGTAACGTGTCTGTGACAGTTAAGAGAGCATTTATCGATACTGGAAATGACAACGTGCTTGTCGCTATTCAAAACTCGGGATCTGCGTCAGTGGCGGTAAATATTGATTTCCGCCTCAAAGAGACGGTTTACACCGTCTAATGCATCATACGCAGGAGTTCAGATATTTGATGAACTCCTGCAATGAGCTCTCGTCGCCTACATAAAATACTTTGTCTTTGATGTCGATGTAATAACCGTAATCTTCGCTTCTGAATTTTGCGTTTATCTTTGCAGAATCAAACTCATCTTCATCTAAAGGCTTATTCAACACTATCACTACATTGAACTTGCTGGACTTTGATTTTTTGAAGTCGATGAATTTCTGAGGCAACTGAAGGTCGATAAAGTCCCCGTCGCCGAGAGTAAAGCTGTTAGCCTCCTGACCGATGGAGAAAAGGTAAGCTGACGTTATGTTCTGCTTGAGGTCTTTATTTTTATCAGTGAATAACAT